ATGTATAGCTTTAAGCACCTGGGCCGGTCCGTGCTGGTCCTTCCAGCTGATCCAGCTGATCCAGTGCCACAAGCAGCCAAAAGAAAACACCTGCACATAGCAGGTGCTTATTTAAATGTCGGCAAGTTACTGCCCGCCGTTATTGAAACCAAGCAGCAGCCAGTGAACAGGCTGTGTATAGCTTGATCTGATATGCAAGGTGTGAGCAGATGAATCCACTGTCAGTGTCAGTCCTGTACTGCCTGTGTAGGCAATAAGCTTTCTGATATCAGCTGTGTATGAAGAAGTCACATGAAGCATGATCAGCCCGGATGATGAATCTGTATCATTTGCTTTATATGTGATGATGTAATCACCCGGCAGGATTGAAATATCAGCTGTTGCACCGGCTGAAATGTTTCCGGACCTGCCGGTGAACCCTTCAGTGCTTGCAGCTGTTTCTGCTCTTTCTGCAGCCGTTGAAGCTCTGGAAGCATCCTGATTGGCCTGCTGTGAATATCCTGCTGCCAGTCCTGCCTGTGATGTTGCAGTGGAAGCTGCTTCAGTGCAGGTCGTCTGTGCATTCATACAGTCTGTCTGCAGGCCCACAACATCGGACTTGATCGCTTCAACCTGATTGTATGTTTCCTGTACGAAGTCCTTTGTCTGCTGTGAAATAACATTCGCTCTGTTCGCCTGTTCAATCAGTTCTGCAGAAGTATCAGCGGCGCTCTGCGCATTATTAGCGGCCAGTGTTGCAGCGGCGGCCGCCTGAGAAGCTGTTTCGGCATATTCCGGAAGATTGACAGATAACTCTTTTACTTCTTCAGCAGTCTGGTCAATTCCTTTGATCTTTGAGATGATCCAATTCAGATTCAGATTCTGAACATTCAGATATGGAAAGTTATTGAATAAAGGCATATTTATTCTCCTTCATCCGGTTCTGCACTCTGGTTAGGATCAATAATAGTCCCGCCGGTCAGCTGAATCATTGCAAATGGAATACCTTCACCGAACAGGTTATATGCTCCGGTTGCCTGCTGAGGTGTCATGATTGTAGTAACACCCGGCTGCACAATTTTTCCGTCTTTTGTCTGAATGCAGATATAAACAGCTGCGTTAGTATTCTGCGCAGGATCAGTAATTTCCGGGTGTCTGCGCACTCTGGCAATGATTTTCAGATCAATATCATCCTCAATCTCAACCTGATCTCTGTGGATATAAGAATGACCGCTTGAAAGTGTAAAATATGTAGGCATAATAGTTTTCTCCTTTCTATTAATATACCATGATGCAGAATTCTTTTTTGAATTCTTCCGTGATCAGATCATACAGATTGAATTCTGCAATTTCTCTTTCTTCTTTGATGAGCTGCTGTGTGGACGTAATGCCAATATTACCCTGCTCTGTTCTTTCCCTGCTGATTGTGCCGGAATCAGCTGAATCATGGCTGATCCTTGTTCTGTCCCTGTTCTGGTAATCAGCAGCATCATAAGCTGAAACATCATCGTGATCCGTGCCGGTAAGCTTTCCCTTCAGATCTCTGGTTTCCTTCTCTTTGATAGTTCCGTCTTTGTTCCAGATCGGATTATATTCATATTCAGTTGTTTCCTGCAGATGATTCCAAACGTTTATTCTGGAAGATGACCACATCCAGATTGCAGCTTTCATTGCTTCCGGATCTGTATAGATCACATTCAATTCAGCCAGATTGAACAGGATCTTCTGAACCAGAGTTTCACGGTCCACTGCTGAAGGCAGCTGCATATCATCAAACAGTGTATCATCTGCCTGATATAATCCGATGATTGAATATAAGGCTCTCATTCTTCATTATCTCCTTCCGGCTGATCTGCAAATTTATAATCTGCAGACAGCTTAACAGAAAGGTTAAGGCCGAACAGATCATTTGTTTTCTTCATGGATTCCTGCAGGCTGTTCAGCCATACCCGGCTGATTGCATGCGTGTTTTCGTTGTTTGCGTTTACTTCATCATTTGTCAGTCTTTCCCGCTTTTCAAAATTCACGTTTTCAATGCCGATGAAAGACAGGAACATAGATTCAATACTGGTCATGAAAGTTGTGAAGTCATTTCCCAGAAATGTCTGTTTGAGGTTCTGATTGAATGTTGTCCATCTTGGCTGTCCGTCTGCATCAAACAGATTTTTATCTGCAAACGCTGCAGGATTCCCTGAAGCAATTTCTTCATAAAGCTGTTTGAAGCTTTCAGCCATGGCTTTATTATCTGAGCTGAACACATATGCCAGCTTTGTATTGATCAGGTTAATTCCCATTGATTCAAAAGTCAGGGCCATCATATCAGAGAATGTGGAAACAACATCATATGCACCACGGTAATCCGGAGTCAGTTTGATGATGCTGCAGTCCCTGCCGATATCCATCTGACGTGAAGAATTCTTTAACAGTGGATTTGCAACAATGGCTTTTGTTGGCCGATAGTAGAAATTTCTTCCGTACAGACTGCCGTGATTGTTTACAATGCCGAACTGATCAGTGTTGAATACAATGCTGTATCCCATCACAAACAATGTATATCTGAAGTAATCAGGATCCCATGATTCCGGAATGGTAAAGTCATAAACGCTGAAGAGCTTTTGGAACAGATACCGGTCAAAGAATAAGGATAAACCGGTATTTCTGGCATGGATGCCTGCAGGCCTGAATGATGAATCGTAAAGATTCTGATAGTCATAATATACCGGCATTCCGTTAAATCCGGATAAGGCGCTTACCATGTGCTGATCTCCTTTCTTTCATTTTATATAACAATAATAACAGAACTGCGTTGATCCTTCCCGGTGAAGGCTGATCATCAACATAAGGATTGCGCAGGAATCCCTGCGGTGTGACGTTCCAAGCAGGACCCGCCGGTCTCCATCCGTTTGAACGGATGCAGGTTAATGTTCTGAACCGAACACCGGCAAGACCAATAGAAGGATCCCCATAATCCGATTCAGACACAACGACCGTGTCATTATCAATCACCTGTTCAACCACTGCAACATGGCCAAGACCGCTCACAGAGCTGTAGCAGAGAACAGCACCCAGTGAAGGATTCTGTTCCCTGATCCAGTCTGCAGATGAGTCAGTCCAGTAGGTGACACCATTGCCGAATGACAGACCGGAGTCATCAGTGTTATGGTTTCTGATTTCCATAACCCTGCCATGTACATAACCGGTGCAGTTGGGAAGGACTGAAGGCGGACCTTCCGATCCGGCAATACAGTCATTAAATCCACCGTATGCGCTCATGATCCACTTCGGATCTGAAGCGGAAGGCGCGTCAAACCTTGGAGTATATGCCATATCATAATTCCTTTCTATTCATAGAAAAATCCGTTTTCAAGATAGCTCTTAATTTCTGCGTGTTCACCGCTGGTCCCGTCCGGAAGAACCATATCACCGTTTCTGACAATGATAAATCCGGGAATTTCTGCAGGCCTTCTGATTTCACATAACGGCCGGCCCACATCATTAATATCTTCATCGGTCACATGGTAATAGGTTTCAATCAGCTCAATTCTGCCGTTCAGATCTGAGAAGTTGCCGTTCCCGCCTACGCTTGAAACGTGAGTCCTCATTGCATTGGCAGCGTTGCCAATCAATGAAACTGCGTTTGATAACCCGGAAGGAATGACTGCAGAAGCAAAACTATTGATTGCTTCAGCTCCGATTCCGACTAATGAAGCTTTCACATTACTGTAATCATATCCAACCTCAGACAGCTGGATAGGTACACCGATCTGTGTATTCAGCTTATTAAGAAGTCTGAAGCGCAGGCCGTCTTTTTCAGTCCATACTTCAAGCCTGCCGGCACCGGTGATCAGATCAGTGGTGACTTCAAGCCTGATGGTTTCTGTATCAATCAATTCCATTGTATCAAGGCTGATCAGCCCGAACGGTGGATAGTACAGTTCAAGCTGTGTATATGGTGACGTGTTCAGATACCATCCCCGGGATGCCTGCGGGTGCGGATCAATGGTGAATTCATCAGTATTGAACATCATAGGCAGTCCGGTCACAAGCTTACATGGTACAGACAAAGACCAGGTCCAGATAGTAACGGATGTTAATTCACTGCCGGAAATATCATCATAACTGAACGGCAGCCATAAACATGACTTGATATATGAAAGCGGATTGATCAGTGATTTCTGAAGTGACAATGATGCATCATCTGCAGAAAATCCATGATCAGAAATGATTGTGTTGTCGGTCAACTGCCGGATGAATGTAATCATCTGATTGTATCTTAGCGCAAGGTATTTGATGCTTCCGTAACTGCCATATCCGGATGATTCAGGAATACCGATAACACCGACAATAAATGTTCCCCGGGTGACAGTGATATATTCCGGGATTCCTTCATCAAGCGGAGTGTGTGCCCACGGAGTTTCAAGCATTTTAATATTCTGCGTGAATTCAGTGAGCAGCGGATAGAAATTATCAATCACTCTTCCGTTATATTCTGCCGATGATCTCAGAATATAGAATGGATAGCTGCCGATCTGATCCCTGTATGTTGCCAGAACATCCGTTTCAAGTGAATAAATCCAAAGATGCCCGTCTGAAACAATATCAGCCACAATGTAATATCTGTAAAAAGCAGGAATGTAAGCAAATGAATAATTCATGAATGCCTGCTGATCATTCTGATCAATTTCAATCACCGGATTGATAACACTGGTCGGCTGCTTCAGTCTGCAGTTGTACACAGTGCCGGATGAAAGATCAGGCCTTTTTGTGCTGTTTTCTCTTTTGGAGAAGTTAGTAAACAAATAAATCTGCATATATGATCACCTTTAAATAAAAGCGGTCTGTCTGCCGGATTGGTAGCAGACAGACCATATGCGAAAAGGAGGTTATAAATGAAAGTATCTATGACAATTTCATTATATCAGTTAGTCCAGAAGAAGCACAATGCCCTTTTCAGTAAGGTCATTGCAGTACTGGGAATTGCATGTCAGCCATGTGTTGCGGTACAGGCCCCTTGCATTGAGCGTTGTTGATTCAAGGCGGTATTCCTTCATATTGGTTACCACTGCGTCTTCATCGAAGATCACACCGAACATGTTTTCAATGTCAATTGTACCGTCAGCAGCTTCAACCTGGCCCTGTGCATTGATGATCACCGGATTCAGGGAAATTTCATCCGGAGTTTCGATTGCCTGCCAGAAGTCAACGCCTTCAACATCCGCATATGCAAGCGGTTCATCATGATAGGTGTTGGTGTTAACCATCACATCAATCTGATCAAGAGCTTCAGATGAAATATACATCTTCTGATTCTTCACCGGTGTATGACGTGCTACAGGCTTGCCGGTAATGTTGCACTGGAAGCTAACGCTTCTGTTTGTCATGAGTCTGGAAAGTGTGTTGATTCTTGCCCGTACAAACTGGAAGAATCCACGGATATTGGCAGGCTGGTAAACTGTCTGAGCAGTCAGGGCATTGTTTCCTGTCAGTCCTGTCAGTGTGTTATATTCCGTCACAAGATGAACAACACCATCCGGGAAGTCTGTTTCCTTTGCTACTTTGGCAGCAACGAAGTTGCAAAGTGCTGTTCTGTTCAGAGTTTCAATGTACTGTTCCCACTTGTTGGAAAGTTCCTGCATCTTGCCGGCGTAGAATGCACCAAGCTGAGATTCAGACAGGAATGCATCACGGAGTGCAGAATCATAAACAGTAATCCAGTCCTGAAAAACATCTGATCCGGTGAATCTGGTTACCAGAATATCACCTTTCTTCTGGATCCAGTGATCCACTGACTGACCGTCAACCGGATGATATACCTTTTCAGCTTCAGTCAGATCAGAATCAACATAACTGACTTTCTGGATGATCCCGCCCCATCTCACATCATCGGCAAGCAGTCCTTTAAATTTACGTTCATAAGGACGAACAGAGAACAGCGTCTTTGACAGCTGCACCTGCAGAGCATTCCATACTTTATCTGTTCCGGCTGCCAGTGTAGCCTGTGCCATGCTGATAAAGTCGGCGGTACTGGTCGGAGTGATACCGGCCTGCCCGGTTACCTGCGTGTGCAGATCATTCAGCAGTACCCGGACGTCTTCAATTCCAAGAGTATTTACGCTCATAATTTATTTCTCCTTCTTTGGTGCGATCACTGAAGCAAGAATATCAGTTGTAGATTTCTCTGCTTCGTAATTACTTCCCATGTTTACATGATTGATGTTCTGATTCTGCTGAAGGCCGATCAGCTGATTCAGCAGGTTTTCAAGTTTTGCATAACCGTCTGTCGGTGCTTCCTGATTCTGTGCCGGTGCAGGCTGTGTCTGTGCAGGTGCTTCCGGTGTCTGTGCCGGTGCTGCAGGTGTCTGATCCGGTGCTTCCGGTGTCTGAGCAGGTGCTGCAGGTGTCTGATCAGGGGCAGGCTGATCCATTGCTTCAATTTCTGCCTTTGTGTATCCGGCCTGCAGTAATGTCAGAATGTCACTTGATCTCATTTACGATTTCCTCACTTACTTCATTGATAATGTCATTGAATGTACTCAATACTGCTTTTCTGATCTGATCCTTATTCACTGACGGAGTGCCTGCCGGGACTGTGTCGGTGTTGATGATCTGATTGATAATTCCCTGCACGGCGTTATATCTGCTTCCTAACAGATTCACACGGTCCTGACCGTTGCCGATCCAGCCAAGGAATCCCATGAGGGCCAGCTCAAGATCAGAATACTTACTGATTGACTGAATTGCTGCCATTGTTCTGATTTACCTTTCTGTTGGTTAGAATATTGAATATTGTTTTTAATTCCAGAAGTGCTTCAGTGTTTCTGTTCAGTGCATCGGTAACTGCATTCATTTCAATCTGGTGACTTTCACGCTCTTTGTTCAGATACCAGAACAAAGCGCAGCATGCAACAATGGGAAATCCCAATGATCCGATTGCCTGAACAATCTGTGTAGCGTCCATGTTATGCACTCCTTTCTATATTAAATAAATGAAGGATAACGATGCGCTCAACATCCGGCCGAGTCCTTCCGGGACTGAGCTGCCGGCCGTCCTTCTTTATTATATTAGCAGAATGATTGTATACAATCTATTAAATCAGATGATTTTATGCTTGCAATCAATGCAAGCATGAATTATTATTGAAGTGTCATAGAAAGGAGAAATAAAAATGAAAGTAAATATGACAGTTGAGGAATTCCTGCAGTCATGGAGTCCTCAAGACGGAGGCTTTTATCCAATGAGCGCACACCCGGCTGAAGATAAACAGTGGATCATGCGTGACTTCGGACTGACTGAGGAAGAGTTTTCAAAAGATTCGTTTATCAAAGAATGCACCGATGGATACATTGTATCCATTGACGGGATTGAATCTATCTGCCCGGGCATTGAATGGAAAGGATTCAGGTATTACACCAACCAGTGGGGTGAATACTGCATCAGAAAGGTGATTGATTATTCAAAGTATGTTTATGAATATGCTGATTGATCTGATGCTTCTTGCTGTTCTGGTGGTTATCGGCCTGATGCCGATAATCATCATTATCATTATTATGAAAGGTGGTAATGTTGATGACGATTAAGGAATTGCTTCTTGCATGTGATCCGGATCTTGATGTTTACGCTCTGGGCTGTAAAACAACAGCACTTAATCTTCTGGTTGATATTGTTACCGGTGACAAACCGGATCTTAAAGTGATCTATATAACAACAGATCATGAAGTACTTTGTGTAGGAGTGAAGAAATATGGATTTAAAAAGGAAGTGATACCATATGAACATTGATCTGCTTTTGTATATCGCACTGGCATTGATTATCATGCTGATTATTGCTGATCTGATCTGCCTGAAGTGGCTGATTGTATCCATTATGATGGATATTGAGGAATGGGAAGAAAACAAAATTGAAAGGGAGAAAACAAATGAAGATTATTCAGATTGAACCTGCTGATGTGTTTAATCTTATGTTGTTGGGTTATGAGATCAACATGATTGATTATGCTAATGTTGTTTATTATCTTTACGGCTACAATGTTGATCAGGTTATTACTTGGATTAATGATGTAATGGAAAATAGACTTAATGCAGCATTCTTCTATCTTGAGGTGCCTGATGATGCAGAATGAATATGAAGCATTCCATTCATTCATGGACTGGCTTGAAGAAAATAACTACTGCCGGGTTGTACCCTGCGCTCACTGCACCAGATGGAAACCTTATGAATGGGATCTGGACGGTTACTGTTCAGTAAATCACTGCACCAAACATTATGATGATTGGTGTTCAGATGCTGAAGAAAGAAATATTTATGATAGAGAGGTTAAATGTAAACATGGAAAGAGCCGGTAATGATTTATATTTCACCGACGGAACCATAACAGTAACATATTATGGTTTCACACTTAGTTTATGCCGGAAATGGTTTACAGTATGCGGGATCAATGATTTCAAGAAATGTTTGAAAACACTGAAATGGGCCTGCTCGGATAATCCGCAAAGCTTCATTGCTATCCTTGACTGCGTTGACAGGAGTGTTAGATATAGGACTCCGGAAGCTGCCACAAAAGCATTTGATAAGAAAATGAATGTGTTGAGTAAATACAGAAAGGAGTATCTCATATATGAGTTTTGAAAAGTCTGCATACAATTCTGATTATAATAAGAAGAATTACAAATCATTTGCAGTCAGATTCAATGTTGAGTCTGAAGCAGATATTATTGATTACCTGCAGCATCAGGAATTAAAAAAGTATCTGACCGCTCTGATCCGGAAGGATATGAAGAAGGACCAGAAGAAGAAAGGCAGCATTGCCGGGCCGGAGTTCCGGCATAATCACCCTGAAACATGGTGTTATGAAGTCATTGAGGACCTGCCGAATGATCACTATTCAATCGGATACGCTGAATCACTGGATGAAGCGAAACAGATGATTGTGGATTACTGCAATGAAGGAACTCCTTCAGGAATGATCTATATCGTTGAAAGAATCAGAGTGAATAAGGCCGGCGTTCAGTGCGGAGCTAAGAGAATCTGATCATGGCTGAGAAAAGATTAAAAAGTCTTCTGTCTTCCTCATTTGCAGATATTAAGAGTCTGAGCGGTTCGGCACTCCGGACCGCTTACAAATCTGCAGCAGCATCAATCAGGGGAAGAAGGAGAGCCTTTGAAAAGGCCGGCAAGCTGTCAGCACTGCCGGAAAGATACAGGGAAGGTGTTCCTTCCGTTTCATCATTTGAATCTGAATCTGCTATGCGTTCAGCACTGGCTGAAAATCTGGGATACATCCGGGGGAAAGTCAGCACATTATCAGGTTATGAAGAAACAATATCAGCCAGAGCTAAGGCAGTAGGTGCAAAGATTGGCATTGAATTCAAGTCAAATGAAGAGTTTGCACAATGGGGCCGGTTCATGGATGAAATGCAGACAAGATTTAAAAATGCATGGAAACCTAACAGTAATTTTGCAATTGATCTTTATAAGCAGTTTATGCGTTTAAATCTGAATCCTTCACAGCTTCAAAAGAATTTTGAATACTGGCAGGACCATCTGGATGATCTGGAAAACCTTGATCCGATTGTAGGAAGGAACAGAGAATTAAGGCCTTCTGATTATATCAAGAAAGCTAAACTTGAAAAGATCACAGATTATTATAATGATCCGGACAATGCAAGAGCTGCAGCATCCAAGGCTGAACGTTTAGGAAGAAGGAGAAAGCGCAGATGATTAAAAAGGCTGAAGAATATGATATGAGAAATATCAGAAGAATTCAGCCTTTACCTTTTCCTAAAGGCCGAAAGAAAAAGAAGATCCAATATATAAACGCTGTGACGGCCTTTGACATTGAAACAACTTTGATAAAGAAATATAAACAGTCAGTATTATATCACTGGCAATTTCAGATTAAAAATACCACTGTTACAGGCCGTGACTGGCAGAGCTTCAGAAAGTTTTATGACAGTCTGAATAAGAACATAGCAGAAGGCTGCTATATGGTGGTATTTGTGCATAACCTGTCTTATGAATTCACATTTTTAAAATCAATCATTCCGGTTGATGAAGTATTTGCCATGGATAAAAGGAAGATTTTATATTTCCGGTCCGGCAGGCTTGAATTCAGATGCAGCTATCTTCTGACAAATCAGAGCTTATCCAGATTCCTGAAGTCAATGAATGTGAAGGATCAGAAGCTTACAGGTTTTGATTATAATAAGCAGCGTTATCCATGGACTGCAATGACCGAAGAAGAAATTCATTACTGCGTGAATGACGTTAAAGGACTGACGCAGGCAATCATCAAGAAAATGAAGCTTGATCATGATGATCTGTACACAATACCCAGAACATCAACCGGATACAGCCGTAGATTATCAAAGCAGCGTTTGAGCAAACATATCAAGTGGATCAGACGGATCCTGCCGGATCTGGAAGTCTTCAGAGCTTTACGGGATGAATTCAGAGGCGGTGATACGCATGCTCACAGATTCAATTCAAATATTCTGATCAAAGGAGTTCCTTTGAATTCATATGATATTTCTTCAAGTTATCCGGCTGTGATGCTTTCAGAAGCATTTCCAATGAAGTTTTGCCCGGCTGAACCTAAATATCTGATTCAGTATATAAATTATGGTAAAGCATGCCTGTTCTATATTGTGTTCCAGAATATCCGGCTGAAGGATCAGTCTTTTGGTGATCCGTATCTCAGCAAATCGAAATGTACAAACATTATAGATGGAGTATTTGACAATGGAAGAATTCTTTCCGCTGCAGCTTTAAGAACCTGTCTTAATGAGATAGATTTTTCAATTATATACGCTGAATATGATTTTGATGCCTATATCATTGATCAGTTATGGATTGCAGATAAAAAGAAACTGCCGGAAGAATTCAGAAATCTTCTGAAGGAAACTTATGCACAGAAAACAGCATTGAAAGGTACAGGCAAGGATTATGAATATATGCTGATGAAGGCATTGTTCAATGCATTCTATGGCATGATGGTTCAGAATCCCTGCAAACCGGACTTTGTATATGATCCTGAAACCGGACTGATCACGGAAGACTTTGAGAAGAGTGAAGAATTATTGATTCAGGAATATCAGAAAACCGGGTGGCTGCCTTACCAGTGGGGAGTGTGGGTGACTTCATATGCCCGGCTGAAGCTGCATAAAGGAATTCACTGCATACCTCCGGAGCAGTTTATTTATGCTGATACAGACAGCGTGAAATGCATTGGGGATCACGCTGCAGCATTTGAAAAGCTGAATCAGGAATATCTGAATGAAGAGCTTTCAGCACTGGATGCTGCCGGAAAACGTCACTATATCGGAATCTATGAACATGATGATGAATATAAAGAATTTAAAACAATGGGGGCGAAAAAATACGCCTATATTGATATGAATGATCAGCTGCATATCACTATATCAGGTGTAAACAAAAAACTTGGAGCTGAAGAGCTGGGCCGGATTGAAAACTTCCGTGAAGGCTTTATTTTCCGGAAGGCTGGCGGTACTGAATCTATCTATAATGATGTTCCAGAGCCGGCAGAAATCACAATACAGGGCCATACGCTGCAGATAACCAGTAATATAGCTATCATGGATTCAACATATACGCTTTCACTAACGGAAGAGTACAGAAGGCTGTTAAACTTTCTGAATGAAACAGATATAAGGTATTCATTGCACTATGAAAGATAGCATGATATACTTGCATAGAAGGATAACCGATCCGGTCCAATAGGTTATCCTTCCTATACATGAACAGGACAAAGAAAGAAGAGGACAAACAAAATGAGTATCACGAAATTCAACAAAACAAATCACTTCATCTTCAAAGCACCGGAAGGCTTTAAATACTTCAGCCTGAAAGAGCTTGTGAAAGCAAACGGATCAGATATGATCTATCCGGTTCTGGCGCTGTACATCAACAACAAAGGCAGATATGGAGCGCAGCCTTTGGCTGTGACTGACAAATTCTTTGTGAATCTGCCTTCCCATCTGGTGAATGATGTATCAGCTATGATCAATGATCAGGAAACAGTTGATCAGATTAATTCCTGCAAGGCAGGATTCAAGATCAGAAGCTACACAAACAGGAACGGTGGTGAATCCTACTCCGTTGAATGGATGAACATTGAATCACCGGCAGATGTGAAGCTGCCATTCTGAAATAGATAAATTCCCCGGGGATCTGGACCAGTCCCCGGGATTTTAATAAGGAGTAAATATGATCAATTTATATCTTGAGAATGGATATCTGGACATGGCAAGCATCATTGAAACAGGTTATCCGTTCATATTCATTCCGGCTGCCAGAGGAACCGGAAAGACCTACGGCACGCTGAAATACTTCACTGAGAAGAAAGAGCCGATCATGTACATGAGAAGAACCCAGACAGAAACGGATCTGCAGAATGATCCGAAGGGTGACGGAACGTCATTCAATCCGGTCTTTCAGGATCTTGGAATTATTCACGCTGTCAAAAGGTCCAAAAATATTGGATATGTTTACCGTGATGATATGGATCAGCCTGCAGCCATCAATGTTGCCCTGAAGACATTCAGCAACGTGAAAAGCTCTTTTGATTATTCATACATCAAGCATGTATTTTATGATGAATTCATTGCAGAAGCACATGTTCAGAAATTCAAAAATGAAGGAATGGCATTTGCATCATTCTATGAATCCGTGAATAGAAACCGTGAGCTGAAGGGTGAAGATCCTGTTCAGGTGATCTTTGCAGCCAATGCGGTAAACATTGCCAATGATATATTCATGTATTTCAATCTGATCCGGGATGCTGAGGAAATGATTGCCAATGATGAAGAAATCAGAGCTATAGGAAATAAGCTTTTAATCATCCCGCAGCATTCACCGATCAGTGAAAAGAAACGGCACACAGCGTTATATAAGGCAGTCAATGAAGAATATACGGCAATGGCAATCAATAATAAATTCATTCTGAATGACTTCACCTACGTTAAGAAAATGCCATTGAATGAATATCAATGCATCTTTCAGGCAGGTGATCTGTTCTTTTACAAACATAAAAGCAGACAGGAATTTTATGTAACGTTCAAGAAAGGTGTAACAAAAGAAATCTATCAGGCCAATTATTCAGGACTGGATAAACTGAACCGTGCAAAGTACAGGTTCATAGGTTACTTCATGGATGGACTGATCCTGTTTGAAAGCTATGAATGCATTGCATTGTTCCAAAAGTACTTTCAGCTTGTGTGATATAATGACATCGTTATAACGTTCACGGAGCTTGTCCGGTGCACCTGCTATGTGCAGGTGTTTTCTTTTGGCTGCTTGTGGCACTGGATCAGCTGGATCAGCTGGAAGGACCAGCACGGACCGGCCCAGGTGCTTAAAGCTATACATGCGTGAATGGTTACATGAATGCATGGTTGTCTGCATGGTTCTACATGCGTGCATACCTGTCATGCGTGCAGGCGTTTACATGCTTGCAGGTTTTGGACCACTGTCATGCATGTATGAATCATGCTTGTGGGAGGTTGACCATGCATGCATACCCATCACCTCTTT